TTGAAAGATGCAGATATACAGTGGCTCTTTCCTACTAAGGAAGAAAAGAACTTGTTTAGAACAGGATTAGAGCAAATTCAACGAATCCAGCGTAGGTCATCATTTATGGACCTAGATCCAGCACAGTTCAATCAAGCTGCAAGAACCGCTGCTGAGGGTGCCGGTGCTCTAAAAGGAGCAATTGCTAAGTATGGTGTGCAGACTGTTGTGGACTCTTGGAGACTAATGGTAGGATTTGCTGATGAGCAAAAGATGGCTTATATGATGTTTAATCCTAATGGAAGACAATTAATTAGGGAATTATCAAAGCCAAATCCTAATGTAGATAAAGTACCAACAGAGGCTGTAAATGCTTTGGTTGCCGGTTCTTTAGCGCCTGCTGTTACTGCTAGGCCGGCTGCTCCCGAAAGACAACAACAACCAGAGCAACCTGTATTTTCTGTTGAGGATTTAGAGGCAGAACTGCGCCGCAGAGAACAAGCAGGCCAGTAACATGAGCGAACCAGTCACTCAAGTTGCCAAGGCTGCTGTCGCTGGCATCAAAGAGGCATTGTCGGTAGGCAAGGAACTGGAGTCAGTCACCAAGGACATCCAAGACCTTGGCAAGGCTGATGTGCAGGCCAGAGCCGCCTTCCGCAAGAAGCAGCTAAACAGGCCCAAAGATACCTCTGTGTTCTCTGCCGTTGAAGAATGGCGTGGAGTCTACGAAATTAAGAAGATAGAAGAAGAACTCAAACACGACATCATCGAGAAGCACGGTCATGCTGCCTGGGCTGAGATAGAAGTCATTAAAGAGCGCATCCTAAAAGATAATAAAAACCTGACTGACGAGTACGGCAGAGACCTAAAGAAACTGGCTGAACTGAAGCTGTATTGCTTCTTAGCTGCTTTGGTTCTAGTTAGCTTTGCCTATGTAGTCGGTTATAAACCCTAAGGAACCCTATGCTATCCCTTATATCCTCCGCTATCGGCTTTTTTGCCTCTGGATTGCCACAGGTACTAAACTTCTTCCAAGACAAGGCAGATAAGGCTCAGGAACTTAAACTAGCCCAGATGCAGACTGAGCGTGAACTGGCATTGGCAGAGAGGGGCTTTTTAGCCCAACAGAGGGTCGAGGAGATCAGGACAGACCAGATTGCCCTCCAGACCGATGCAGACCGCCAGGGAGCCGCTTTAGAGCACGACAAGGCTATTATGGCTCGGGCATCTAACTGGGTGGTTAACCTAAACGGCATCGTAAGGCCTGCTGTGACCTTTATCTTTGTGCTAGAACTGGTTTTAATCAATATTGGTCTAACCTACTTCCTGCTACAGGGCGGGTTAGGCAGTATGAACGTAGAGCAGTTTATCGCAGCTACGGATGTTATCTTCTCTGAAGATGAGATGGCTTTGCTGTCAGGAATCATTGCTTTCTGGTTTGGTTCTCGTCAGTGGGGCAAGAAGTGAATGTATCAAAAGAGTGTATAGAGGGCATCAAAAAGGATGAAGGAGTTAGATTTCGTCCCTATCGCTGTCCGGCTATATTGTGGACTGTTGGCGTTGGTCATGTTATTGACCCTAATCATATAAAGGTAAAATTAGATGAACGTAAAGGACTTGCAATCCCTGATGGGTGGGATCGAACTCTCACAATGGATGAAGTCAATGCAATCTTGGCAGCAGACTTGTCTCTCTTTGAACGAGGCGTACTTAGACTATGCCCTCAAGGACTTACCCAAGGCCGCTTTGACGCATTGGTCAGCTTTAGCTTCAATGTTGGACTCGGCAATCTACAAAGGTCAACAATCCGCATGAAGCATAACCGTGGCGACTTTGAAGGCGCTGCGGAGGCTTTTATGGCATGGACAAAGGCTGGTGGTAGGGAACTCCCCGGCCTTGTCAAACGCCGTAAGCACGAAAGAGAGATGTACGAGAAAGAATAAAAAAAGAGCCTCCGAAGAGGCCCGTTAAGTACTACACCCTAGACTACCAAAAAACCATTATTCTGAGGATGAACAGGTCAATGACGACACAGTGTTCCTCTTCAAAGTCATCAACGTATTCAAACCCCAACATACAACCACCAATGATGTGCAGTAATACTGTCATGTCAGATCTCGCAGTGCCCGGCAACGCAGGCTAATGTTTGTGCACCTTCGACATTGTCTTCTACTTCGACTAAGTCGTCCCATTTGATATCTTTAGGCATCTTAGAGAGCATCTCTTCGTACTGCTCTTTATTGCATTCCTCATAAGGAGCCTGTCGGTATGTGCCACCAGCCCAGGGAAGGAAGGATACACCAGAGATTTCATCGAAGTTCCTAAACACCCAAGCCCCTACGTCCATCCATTCATCTTCTTTGACTGAGATGGTCACAGATGGTTTATGCTCACACCAGTGCCGCTGATACATCATCCAGACATCGAGGTGCTCAATTGCTGTTAGATCATCACGCAACCGTGCTCCTTCGGGAGCCTTCATCGGAAATGAGAAGACTACTGTGCTGTCTGGTCGCATTACGCAATCTTCAGCAGGCACACCAGCGGAGGTTAGAAACGCTGAGAGAGGGTCCTTTTTATCCCCACGAACACGGCGAATATAATACTGGCTATGTCTAGCGTGAATACCAGAGGCGCTATCAACAAGTTGAGACACAGTGCCGCTAGGTTTGACACAAGTAATCGCAGCAGACTTAGGAATTCCCAACTGTGTTGCAAGGTCAGAGTTGGTATCAACGGCGACTTTCCGTAGTTGTTCAAGAGCCTTCGCAGTGCTGTCACTTACTTCTCCCATCCATTTGTTATCTAAGATACCCGTCAACGATACACCTAAGAGGCGCTCTTCTTCGGTGTTCTTCTGCCACACCTTACGCAAGTAAGGAAAGTGCGTCATCGTAGACTGGAATGTGCCCAGAATCGTTGCTATCCTAATTTTGTTAGCAAGAGACTCTACAGTATCTTCTGCCCGTACAACCACTTCCGTAAGATTACAGAACTGGTAGGGGCGCAGGATGATTTCTGAGCAGGGGTTTGTTCCGAAGTCAAAACTAGAATCACGTCTGCCGTTCTTTGCAGCTTGGCTTTTACTTGCTTCTCTTGAGAAGATTCCCCGTTCTCCAGAGTGGCTGTTGTAGAGGCTAGTCCATTCTTGGAGAAACTGTCCAATGTCTGGTTTAGAGTTATAAGTTGCCGAGTTGTTAGCGAGTGCCCTATGACCATTTTGTTCCCACCAGTTTCCAGATTTACAAGACCGCATACGGTCATCCTCAAGGTCCGACAGAGAAATCATTGCACTCCTGCGTACCCCACCGACAACAACAACTTCCCCGATTTTGCAGAGAATATCATGACACTCGATTGATGTAAGTTTTCTACCAACTGCTCCTCTAAATTTGGCAATAGTGAACTTAAAAAGTTCGTCCAAAGGTCCGGGACCAGAGGCACGTCCTCCAAAAGTTTTGAGCCTGGCTCCAGCAGGTCTAATTCTGCTAAGGTCGTATCTTGCCACTTCCCCAGAGTATAGTAAAGCGATGAGTTGGCGTAATGCCTTAGCCCACCCTTCCTTAGAGTCTGCAACAGAAATAGTAGTTTGAGAATCAAACAACTGATCTGGCACTTCAGGTAACTGATCGACATATTTGTGCTCCACAGAAAAGCCTACACCTGTGCCACAGAGTAGGATGTACATGGCCTCATCAAAGGCTTTAGGGTCATCAACGGGCAGATAAGAACAGTTGTAGCCGGCAGTGTTGTCCCGGTCAAGAGCCTTACCTGCGGTCATGATAGCCCTCATAGAAGGCATCACTTCCAGGTTCTTGACTGCACTGATAAGTTCTAGGCGTAGGTCATTGTTAGGACTCCACTTGTAGTTCTTGTCTAGGTGGTCAAACATAAAAGCAAAGTAACGGTCTACTGACTCGTCCCAGTGCTCTCGGCGGTTTTGATCAGGGATGAACCGGCTGTACCGGCTCTTGGCAATAAAGGTGCTATAGGGTGTCATCTAAATCAATCTCCAATTCATCAAATTTATCTTCTATCTTATCTGCAAACTTCTCTATTAGTTCTTCTGAAGAAATATCTAGCACTTCCAAGATTGTAATTTCGTCTAACTTCTTCATTCGTTCCATTATATCTCTAATCGTCAACGACATAATCTTTTCAGTGCTTCATCAAGCCCTGCCTCCCAGTTAGTATAAGGTTCATAACGTATAAGTTCCACTGAGTCATACCATGTAGTCTTGTCTGTATCAGTAGGCAGGTAAAACCATCCTGTCTTTGATGCAGAGCCAACCAAGTTCAATGTCCTTACCCCAAGTGCTCCTGCTAAGTGCGCTACACCAGTGTCAACAGTTACGACTGCCTTCAATGACTGTATCTTCTTAGCCGTTTCAAGCCAGCTTCTACCATCTAAGTTCTCTGGCATAAAGTCAGGCTGAATCTGTAATGATACCACTTTGTGCTTCTTTGTCAACTGATTATAGAACTTTTCTGCTAAGTTTCTAGGAATAACTTTGGCACTAGCGTTCCATGAATCATTGTCGCTGTACCAGCAAAACCCTATCTGGCTTGTCTTCTTTACACCTTTAAACTTAAAGTAACCAGCACTGCCATAGACGGGGCCTCCATCGTCCATAGGAAACACATTGTACTGTAGCAACAGAGCCGGTATAGACATCACCTTGACCCTCATTGCCGGTACTTGGCAGTTCTCATCAGTCAGGACACCATCGACACCATCGAGCGAGGCTATCAGGTTCATCAATGGCTTTTGCATATAGACACTAACAGACTTTACTGGCAGCTTCTTAAGCAGAGGTATGAACCTAGAGAACATGATTGTGTCGCCAACGCCTTGCTCGTTAGTGACTATCAGGTGTCTATCTCTAACATCATACCCTGGTTCCCAGATGATGGACCTAGACAGTGGTGTCTTCATTCCAAGGGCAAACTTAACCTTGCGAATCTCACGGCACTCATACAGGTTAAAGCCCTTACTCCACTGAGCCTCTTTTAGTAGACCATAGGCCCTATCAAGATCACGCTGACTCATTTGTAATACACAGCCTTTATCTTGTCGTAGTTCTCGATAGCGTACTCAAGATAGTGCTTTGCCTTCTCAAGGTCCTCTTTGCCGTTCTTCTTAGCGTGACGCTGCACATACTTAATCACATTACACAGCCAAGGGTCCATCTCCCAATCAAGGAAGACATCCCAAGGCTGGATCTGTGTCTTGTAGTGGCTTCCACCAATCTGCCTAGCCTTGATGTAGTCCGCTAGTGTTTCAAGCTGCTGTGACATGAGCGTGTTCCTTTACTGCTTTGGTTGACTTTGACCAAGTTCCACAGTGGGTACATTGGAATCTTTGGAAGGTTCCTGTGGTCGTATAACTGAAACCTCTTTTTTGTAGTTTGGCACTTCCGCAGGTGGGGCATCCAGTGGAATTATACAGGTTACGATTAGGATGGTTTCTACCAAGCCAAGGGAGCAGACGCTCATAGACTTTCTCCAATAAGATAACGTCTTGTTTGTTATACTTCTCCATCACTTTCCAGGCATCAGGGTCCTTGTTCATACACTTAACCCAGAGTTGATAGCCCTCATGCGATGCTTTCTTGCCAAGGTCGAGCCTCTGTGCGATATGGTCTAGCTTATTGCTTGCAAAACGAAACTCTTTACGAACTACCTTTAGCAAGTCAATCTGCTTATACGGAGCAGGCGGTGCTAGATGGTGCAGCAGGAACTCCTTGTTCAGCACAGGAATGTCAAAGCGAGTGCCATTGTAGTGGCATACTGCATCGGCTTCAGAGATCAGGTCATGTATCTTACGAAGCATGAACTTAGGCTTTGTCTCTTGAACAGAAGAGAACATAACCTCTTTAGAGCCGTACCACTTAGCAGCCCAACACAGAACATAAGAAGACTCTAACAGATGATCTGGGCTGATGTACTGGTCACGAAGGCCCCAAATATGTGCAGTGTTGGGGCTTGTTTCGATGTCTAGCATCAGTAGTTTCATTGGTCATCCTTGTTTAGTGCTTCGATGTAGTCCTCTAAGATTTCATCAGTATTAACTTCCCTGTTGAAGAAGTCTTGGAAAAGGCACTCGTGACGCAGGCCTTCAATGACTACACGCTTGCGGACACCTTCAAAGCCGGTGTGCTCAAGGAACTTACAGAACTGCCACAGAATGGTTTCCCATGTCTGGTCATCAGCGAACTCATGGAAGGACTCTATAATTGTCTTTGATGGGAAAGGACTGTTGCCCTCATCTTCAAAGTCACCGCCTTCATAGATAAATCGAAAACTACTCATTGCTGGCTCTCCTTAATAGTTCAAAAAAGTAAACACAATCTACCACAACCAAGGGCTTATCTCTGTTTTGCTTGACGACGACAACTGGTTCGTATCCTCCTGCATTTGCTTTTGCTTGTTCATAGAATCCGTAAACAGAGATACTTGCTCTGGACTTGCATTCCAGACTAATTGGCAACTGCCGTCTGGCTGCTGGACTGAGTAGCAGATCCTCCCCCGTTGCGCCCATACTAACTGAACGGACATCATCTTGCTCTAGATTGAACTTTGCTAGGATTAGGTCCCTTACGGCTTGTTGCAGGACTCGCCCTTTTGCTTTCGCTGACGATGGCTTCAAAGCTGATTTCCTTTCTGTTTTTAATCCAAGCCTTTGGTATGTGCATCCGGGCATTACTGCTTTCCATGCTGACTGTGCAGGCGATACAGATGGCTTCTTCTGTTTCACCAACAAGCCAACCGATGCTTTTACACGCATGGATTTCTGGTTTGACATTCTCTTGCCATTCGACATCAGCTACGGCATCCACCCACTCGATATAAATTATCGGGGCTTTCTCCAAAGTTGATTTGGCTTTCTTCGTATCCATAGTAACTGCGCCTGTTCGCATAAGTATTCCTCATTGTTGTCATAAGCCTTCAATACTGCCTCATAGAGTTGGTCTTCAGTCTTACAGCCCTTTAGTATCTTCTCAGCCTTCTTAGGGCCTATTCCATGCAATCCCGGTATATTGTCAACACGGTCCCCA